ACGGGGGTAGGGGGAGGAGGACAGGTATAAATACCCGGGCTGTGCCCTGTGTCCTGGGCTATAACATTAGTTTGCCCAGGACACTCGGAACACATGTCATTACACATCAATGCCAAATATGTCCTCCTCACATACGCACAATGCGGAGATCTCGACGGGTTTGCTGTTATGGACTGCATTTCATCGCTGGGAGGGGAATGCATCGTTGCGAGAGAGTGTCACGCTGATGGAGGAGTTCATCTCCACGTGTTCGTCTCATTCGGACGGAAGTTTCGCAGTCGAAAGGCTGATGTATTCGATGTGGACGGTCGGCACCCAAATATTGTCCCTTCTCGAGGCACACCAGAGAAGGGTTACGACTATGCAATCAAGGATGGCGACGTGGTCTGCGGTGGATTACTCCGAGGGGACCTCATCAGCGGAAACCGAGATGGGACGACTCGCGATAAATGGGCTGAGATTACGAGTGCGGAGAATCGAGAACAGTTTTGGGATCTTTGTCACGAACTGGATCCCAAGAGTGCAGCAACAGCTTTCACTCAACTCCGAGCATACTCGGAATGGAAATTCACTGTGGCCGATCCAATCTATGAACATCCAGCAGGATACACTTTTCGATCTGGACAATTTGACGGACGAGATGATTGGCTACTACAATCTGGCATCGGATCTGGAGAACCACTCGTAGGTAGGTGATCTTACACCTCCGCCCGCGTCTTGGCGGGGGCCCCCGGGGTTTCACCCCGAGCGGACGGGGCCGAGGGCCCCCGCCAAGAGCCGGGGCTTTGGTGCGCTCGTTCACATCTTTAGCGGGCGGGTTACTGACGTATACAGGTAGATGCCGGTCTCTTTGTTTATACGGAGGAACTAAGACCGGAAAGACCGTATGGGCTAGGTCTTTAGGCAGCCATATTTACTGCATTGGACTGGTCAGCGGCGCTGAATGCATGAAGGCTGCCGATGTGGATTACGCCATATTTGATGATCTGCGGGGGGGAATCAAGTTCTTTCCCGCTTACAAGGAATGGCTGGGGTGTCAGTCACATGTTACGGTTAAATGCCTCTACAAGGAACCGAAACTGGTTAAGTGGGGTAAGCCAAGCATATGGCTGGCTAACACTGACCCCCGTGAGGAAATGAATGGTGCAGAGTGTGACTGGTTGGAGGGGAACGTTGATTTCATTCAAGTAAATAGGAAACTGTACAACTAGCGCTCGTGCCAATACAAAGTCGCGTTACTCCTCCACGAGAGCAAGTCATTCGGATCAGCAGTAGTCAGTGACCTGAACAAATCCAAGAAAAACACATCCCCCATGCCGGCCTTGCCAAGTCTCGACCAACGGCTGGGGATAATCTCCGACCCCTGTTCGGTGTCATCGTAGTTCAGGTTCTTCCGAAGAGGGAGCCAATCAGAATATCGCTTAAGTTGACCAGAGTCATTTCCACCACGTATCTGCCTAGTGCGATCCCTGTGAATGGTGAAACGGTTGCGATCCACTGGAGCGTTCATGTAGCCAACGAAATCAACTCCTTGCACACCAGCGAAGAGAATATCAGCCAGCACTGCCTGATTGGTCTGGGACATCTCGTTTTGTCCCCGAAGATACCCGAAGTTCTGATTAAAGGCCACGTAATCGTTGACCCAATCCAGCTCACCGAGGCCCTTGGCAGAAAAGATAATCTGTCTATGCTCCCAAGGCGTACCAGTCTGCACCTCAAAGTGGGTCTCTTCCTTAATACCCACTAAAAAGCAAGTTGATTGCTGTCGCTTACTCGGAGAATCCGTAGCGATAGTTGTAACCGAGGTGCGAGCTGTCGCAGGCCAAAAGTGGAAGCGAACCACATTTCCGGGGGTGGTGACATCCGGAACGATATTCGACTGGGTGGGGATCCAAGGATCACCCGGGGCACCTGTTCTTTCAGCTGGTGCCATCGTGTCTCTTTTCTTTACTGAAGTCAGGTTGAGAACCCTCTTTCGGCCCATTTTCGAGGATCTTCGGTAGCGTGAGGGTGAACGCCTCTTGGCGACGGAGCGTCGGCCGTATCGGGAGCGTCGTGCCGGGCCACGTCGTGGCCTTCGTCGCGTATATGCACGCCTTGCCATATCCACACTCGTATTCGTAACACACGGTACAATTCGGGTGACACCAATTAATCGGTGTTTGTGTCATTTCCGCGGAGTGAACGGGGGTAGGGGGAGGAGGACAGGTATAAATACCCGGGCTGTGCCCTGTGTCCTGGGCTATAACATTAGTTTGCCCAGGACACTCGGAACACATGTCATTACACATCAATGCCAAATATG